TACACCAGCGCAGGATTAAGGGCCATAGGGCCTCACGTCGCCAATCTCGGCGTTCAGAAGCAGTCGGCCAAGCTGGTAGTCCCCACCGGCCACATCAGAAATAAACCGGAGCCGCAACTCACGGCGCTGCTCCCTCATGTCAATCTTGCCAATGTTTGGGCCAAAGACGTAAGGGTCAGACTCCTTGTCCTCACCCTGGGCAAACGGCCTGCCGGTGACCACCACGGACATCTCGCCCTGCTGCAAGAAGTCTGGCTCAATCCGCTCAATGCGCAGCCAGCGATTTAGACCCTCTACAGCGGTCTGAGACGGCCCTCCAGCGGTCAAACTGAGGTCGCTGGTCTCAAAGTAGCTGCGGATGGCCAAGACGTTCTGCCCGTCCACTGCGTCAGTGCCAATCTCGTTTTGGAAAATCCGAACCAAACCCGCCTGGGTGGAGAACGTCAGAGAGGTTGACACATCGGCTGTGGCCGCGTTGGACATCAAAATGGCCTGGGCATAAATTGCCGACACAGCCACTGCAAAGCCTGACCCTGCCCCGCCAAGGTTTGTGTTGAGGGCACTCAGGGAGTTCCCGACTTGGTAGCCTGCGCCCCTGTTTGTGATGGTGACGGATGTGACCGCGCCACTAGAGACAACAACGGTTGCCGTGGCGTTTTTTCCCGCGCCTTGAGTCAACGGCACGTTCGTGTAAGTATTGTCGACGTAGCCTGAGCCAGGGGTGATCGCACCAAGTGTTTCAATGTTGCTCGATGTGATCGCGGTGACCAGCGTATTTGTAGGGATGCCCGTGCCGGTAATCACCTGACCGATTTGGACCTGTGTGTTGTAGGTGCTGAGGTAGATCAAGGCGCTTGTATTAACCAGCGTCATTGTCTGAGTGAAAACCACCTCTGCCTCGCTGGCATCCCAGTCAGCCGCCACGGGAAACGCGAACACCTGAGAGAAGTACCCGGCAGATCTGCGGGCACCAAGAGCCTCACCAGCGTCGTACCAGACGTTCTCTCGCACGTTGTAGATGATCGCGTCAGTGCATTCCGTTGCATCCCCACGAGGGTAAAACCACCAGATCTCTCCAAACCTTGGAACTTTTGTCACCCAGACTTTTTGGCGCTGGGCGTAGTTCAGGTTGTCGAAAAAATAATTCTGGTTCATCGTGTTGGGGATCTCCTTCACCACACCGTTGTAGAGAAGGAACCGGTCAACACCGCACCAGTAATAGATGCCGTCGTACTCAATGGCCGACTGGCTCGAAAGGATCGAAGACTGGCTGCTGATGATGTCATACCGCCAAAATTGCGGGGGTGTGCCAGTGCCGCCGATGAAGGACACCCGGATGAGGCTGTCAAGGCTCCAAAACAGCCCAGAAGGCGCGTTTGAGCCGCCCCTAACAGGTAGCCCTTGGACAACCTTTCCGGTGGCTACATTGGTCGCGTTGGCATCCGCAGACACCCAGTCGTTGGTGTTGCCAGCCGAGCAGTTCTGGATCAGCCCGTTGTTTCCGTACACGAACAGATAAGGGTGCAGGGACACAAGCCCGCCAGACACCGAGATGTTGTTGTTGAAAGTCAGGGTTGACTGGCCGGTGCCCAATGCCGCATTAGAAATCACCACCTTGGTGTACAGCCCAAGCGTAAACACCAGCCCGGTGGTTGCGTTGACGATGGTGGTGATTGCCGCCCCGTTAATGGTCGCCGACAGGGTAAATGTCGTCGTGAAGTTGGTGGCGATGATGTAGTACGTCGTGCCCGATGTGAGGCCGGTTGCCTTCGGAACGGAGAACGTCAGGCCCGTCAGGCTGTTGGTGGCCGTGCTGATCGCTGACCCGCCGATCTCCCGCGACAGGGTGAACGTAGAAGTCCCGTTCGTCGCCGTGATGTAGTACGTCGCCCCGGAGGTAACGCCCGTGAAAAGCTGCACTGTGAACGTCAGTCCGGTGGTAGTCCCGGCAGTCGTCGTCAAGGCCGTCCCGCCTGGGGTGGCTGACAGTGTAAACGTCGAGGTTCCATCAGTTGCGATGATGTAGTAGGTGAACCCAGAAACGATGCCTGTGGCAGACCCGCTCAGGGTTCCAGAGACCACTACGGCTTGGCCGATGAACAGCCCGTTTACAGCCGTACAGGAGCACTGCCCAGCCGTTCCCGTGACCGCTACAGCAGCCAAGGCGGTTCCGGCTTGCGTGCCTGTGACATACACCGGCTGGTCAACGTATAGGCCCGTGGTGGCCGTGCAGGAGAATGTCCCGCCCGTCCCAGTGATGGCCACACTTGCCAGCGCCTGAGAGCCTTGGACGCCAGAGACGGTCACCGACTGGCCAACAAAAAGCCCAGAGGTTGCGTTGCAGGAAAGCGTTCCGGCAACTCCAGTGATTGACACCCCGGCCAAAATATCGGAGGCGTCCACCTTGGACACCACGGTGGTGCTTCCCGGTATGTTGGTTCCGGTGACGGTTTGACCCGCTCCGATCAGAGAGTTTGCCTGCTTCAGTGTGACCGAGGTGCTTGAGTTGACGAGAAATGCGTTGGCCTCTTGAAAGACGCCGATTTGTGACATGGTCAAACCATTGATGTCACCAGACAACACCGGGGTGTCTACCGTGCTGTCGATTGCAGCAAGGTTCTGCCCTGGGTGAGCAACGATGGCCTGGACGCCAGCGCCCGTGACATCGTAAAAACCATCAAACTGCCACAAGTTCAAATTTGATTGCGTAAAGTTTGACAGCGTAAAGTTGTTGGCGTTGACACCGATACCGTTGTTGTCAATCACCAGCGACTGAAGGCCGTTGTTGTAGCCGCTGAAAATTGTGGTCAACGAGTTTTGCGGGTTGACCCAAATGCCCCTGGATGGGCCATTCAGGTTGCCTGAGATCACCCGGTAACCGCCCATCTTTCTGGGTCGCCCACGCTGAAAGCGTACCCACTCGCCATCGTTGTAGACGGTTTTGTCGTACACCGTGCCATCCCGCTGGATGCCCGGCAGCGTGTCAACTGAGAAGACTTTCTGTCCCATTTAGAACGTACCGCCAGAGATGCCGCCAGTAAAAATTCCAAAACCCGGCACGGTCACCCCAACGGTTCCCGAAGAGTTACTGGCTGCAAGCACTTCAACACCTAAAACAGTAATCCCAAACTCGCCCGAGCCGGGTCGGAAAATACCAGTATTTGTCTCTGACCCAAAGTTTAAAGATGGCGCACCAGCCGAACCATCAACAAGAGAGATGTTTGCCGCGCCCGCTGCAATCGTGGTGGCGTTAAGCAAGTTGACCGAGTCGCACAGCAAGATCACCTGCTGGCCTGCGGGCACACTCGCAGTACCGCCGCCAGAACCTGTGGTGAACGTAATTGAGTAAGGCCCTATGCCTCCATTTGTCTGGTTTGTGATGTAGTACACCTGAACCGTCTGGGGAAGGGTTACCGTGACGTTTGCTGTAAGTGTTCCGGTGTACTTCTGCACCACGTTTGCCGCTTCAGCCGATGTAAGCGTGTAGGAGCCAGAGACCACCGCTTTTGTCAACTGAGTAAAGTTGAACTCCGTGTTGCGGCCAAGGCCAACCGTAAAAAAGGCTGCTCCAGAGCAAACAATGATTGCAGAGTCCCCAGGCTGAAGGGCAATTGAGGCCAGTCCGTTGATCAAGCCAGAGGCAGGCGTTATCGTAAGAGTTCCAGTCCCGCCGTTGCGGATCATGAAGAACCAGTCGTTGCCCAGAGTGGAGGCTGAAGTAATTCCAAGAGATCCAGATCCGCCCGTCCAGACGTAAGACGCAGCCCGGTCAGAGTCGATGGCCGTGTAAGTGTTTGAAAAGGTCTGAACAGTGTGGGACTGGTTTAGGGTCGTCGTGACAGCTTTTAAGCCAAAACCGGCAAGGGTTGCCGCATCAGCGCTTGAGCTTCCAACACCAAAGGAGATGATTCCCCAGGTGCCAGCCGTGGTGGCGTTGGTGGTGATGTAGATGTACTTGGCCTCACCAGACGCGACAGAGACGATGGTGTTGCCAACATAGTCAGCCACCGTGAAGGTGGTCGCCCCCACGTTCCGAATCAGCGCATCCTGGCCAACAGATGCCTGATTTGCCGGGGGCATCTGAAGCAGCAGGCTGCCCGCAGTGGCCGTGACGTTCATGATCCTAGCGGCAGCATTGTCCGTGTCGCTGCCGTTGATCGGCCATGACAAGGTTGTGGTGACGCTTAGGGTGATCGCACGGAACGAAACGTCCGTCGGCTGGATCACTTGGCCTGTGAAGGGCGAGGTAAAGCTCATTATGAATCCCTTGCAATTGCCTGACGGTCAGCCACCCTGGTGAGGTTCTCTTCCTTCAGGACTTGGATGATGCGGTCGTAGTTGCCCTGCCACATTGGCATGCGCTCGTCGTTCTTCAGGAACGGCATGGCCTGCAACAGGGAGCCGTAAAGCAGCGCCTGGGGGGCGTACTCTGTAAACCAATTCGACTGGTTGCTTGAATCAAGAGGCTGCGCACGCTCGTAATACAGCACCTCGTAGGCGTAGGCCAACGCTGGTGTTGGGCCAACCAGCCAGTGCTCGTAGTCGTAGTCGCAGAAAAACAGCGGCACGTCCGTTGTCGTTGGGTCTGGCCAATACTCTCGGATGTACTCGTAGGTGCGCAGCAAGACGGGCTGGCGCTTGCCTGCCACTGTCACGTTCATTGAGACCGTCTTGCGCCATCTTGCAGGCTTTGCAATGACGTTTGCGGCCTGAACCATGTTGCTCGTGACCACCACCAAGTTGCCAAGAAATTTGATCTCAGACGCGATGATCTGCTCCGCCAGCATGATGAACTGGGGGATCTTGTCCAGAGTCTGCTGGTCGGTACGCTCCAAATAAGTCTGGATGTCGTCGACCAGCGAGTCATACGTCATTACGGCGGCGACTGTCATTTTGCAACACCCTTCGTTTTTTTCATTTTAATGGCAAGCACGTTTTATGCAAACATCCGAGTGCCAGCCTTGTCAATGATGAGCGCCTGTTGGCGGGGGGCGGTGTCCTCACTGTTGGGCACGCTGATGTGCGTCCAGCGGTCAAACTCGCGGATCACTTGGTCGTAACCGATGCCAGAGGCAACGATGGCCTTGACCACCTCGTCAGGCGTCATGCCGGGAACTTTGAAGTCGGCAGCGCAGCCGAGGCGGTGCTGGCTGGTGTCCTTGCTGCCCACCGCATCGTTGACCAACTTTGTGCGCAGGCCAGAACTGATCATGATGGGCTTGCCGCCCAGCACCACCTTAACTTGCTCCAGAAAGGTCGCCAAACGGTTCAGGTTGGCTAATTCTTGCTCGTTAGGGGTGTTGTCCCATCCGTTGCGTTCGGCGGTCTCAGAGGCTGTAAGCTCTTCCAAAGAAAAATGGGGTGTAAGGTTCATTTTGCCGCCTTGGTGAGTAGGTCGGTCTTGGCCTGGGAGCCAGCAGAGCTGCCGAAATAATAGGCAATGATGCCCGTCCAGGCAGTACCAAGACTGCCCAGCATCATCAGGATGGCCGGGTTGCTGCTGTCGATTTGATTGAAGAACATCATTACCATGATGCCAAAAAAGCCCAGCGTGACAGCGCCAGCCAAGATGGGAGGCATCATGGAGCGCGTGGTGGCCTGCATCTCTCTGGCGCTCTTGCGATCCTCAACCTCCAGCTTTTCAAAGTTCAGGCCAAGTTCCTGAGCCTGCTTTTGCAACTCAATCTCGGCCATCTTGACCTGCGCAATCTGATCGGCAGACAGCTTGTTGCTGGAGATCATGTCTTGGACTTTGTTTTCGTCCACGCCAATGGCTTTGGAGATGGCTGACACGGCCATGCCTGCCAGTGGCCCCCCAAGTGCCGTGGCGATGGTGGGTGCAATTTGTTTAAGCCAGTCCATGATTACCCTTTCAAATCAAAACTTAGGTTGGGGTGGCGGGGATACTGCACAACGCGCTCACCCTCGGGGCACTTGTACTTGATCGTCGCCAGCAGGGTGGCCTTGCCATCAGCAATTTTCTCTTTCTGCACCATCGTCAATTGGTAGGTGAAGGTGTCAATCTCTGGCCCTGCTGGGCCGCTGAACTTGCTTGCTGTGGTGGTCGCTGCATGGATCATCCCGGCTGCGTCACGGATGCTTGGCGTGAAGCTCTCAACAGAGCAGTCGTCGCGCTTTTTAATCCGCGCAACCGTAACGTTGATCGGCTTCCCTGCCTCGGCCACAATCTTGAAGTTCTCAGGCGACCACTCAATGATGGCGCGGTCGAACCAGCCAAACTTGTCGGCTAGGGTTTAGCTACCACCCAACGCAGCAACACTGGCTGCAACGGCTCCAATGGCTTTGGTGAGGTCAATCATGGCATCAGGTCAGTGCAACAGTTGCGGTGCGCGTGGTTCCGTCTGAGCCGCGAACAGAAATGCGTAGGGTGGAATTGTTTACGATGCTGAAGGTCAGAGTTTCGTTTACTGTCAGCGTAGCAGCAGTGGTGTTGACTTTCTGGATCAGGTTGCCAGAAGTGTCAATACGGACACGTTCAGTTGCACCGGTAATAAAAACAAGTGCGTTAGAGCCTTGCGTTCCAATTGCAAAATTATTTGCAAACGCTGTATCAGAAAAAGTTGACCCACCTGTTCCTATAATGCCAACAGCAGCGCCAGATGCGTTTTGCGTAATGCGTATTATGTTGGCCTGTGCAGTTGATGTGCTGGTGTTCGTAAAACTTGCAATATACGGGGTGACTCCGCCCGACGTTGTCTCCACATCAAACTTGTAAAAAGGCGAGGCCACCCCAAGGCCCAAGTTTCCGCTGGAAAAGGTCAAGCCCGAACCGTTTGCAAGCGTTCCCGTACCAGACGCAAACAAAACGCCACCAGAGGTGTAGGAAGTCAGATTTGTGCCGCCTAAATTAACGGGAACGGTGGTGAGGCTGATTGCGGGCGTTGCACCGCCACTGGAGACAATTGGCGAAGTTCCCGTGACGCTGGTGACGCCCCCGCTACCTGTGGCTGCAATCGTTATTGCGCCGCTTCCATTGGTGATGGTGATGTTTGCGCCCGCAGTCAGGGTAGTTTTGGTCAGGGTGTTGCCGGTTGTATTGCCAATCAGCAACTGTCCATCGGTAAAAGTGGTCTGCCCAGTTCCGCCCTGGGCCACAGTGACTGCTGCGGCCTGCTTGATCAACTTACCCGTGACGCCATCAAACGCTGCCAAATTCCCATCTGTCGTCGCCGAGGCTGGCCCCACCACATTGCCCAAAGCGCCTGCAGCCGACGCCAGCAGCGTCACCACGCTGGAACTATTCTTGTAGTACAGCTTGCCATCATTAAAGTTGAGGGCCAACTCCCCATTTGTAAGGTTGCCCGCACTTGGCGCAGCAGCCGCAGTGCCGCTGCTGTAAAGCTGGATTGGGGTGAAGTTTGGTGCTGCCATGATTTTTCCTTACTTATCAGCTTTGTTGTCGAGCTTGTTGAAAATCTGCTTGCAGATGTCCTTGATCTCATCAACGTCTCGGTGGTAGTCGTCCTTGCTGACGTATGCGCGAGGCATCTCTCGAACGTCCTTGTCAAGACGTTCGATGGCCTTGGTGATGTTGTTCAGAACCCAGCCGCCAAGAAATGCAGCAATCCCAACCATTGAATTGAAAATAAACTGCGCGTCCATGCTGGGTTTCGGTTAAAAATTATTCGACAGCAGGTTCAGCAGGGGGCTTGGCCTCTTGCTGGATGGCATTGATCAGTTGGGCCACCTGTACGAAAGGCTGACTGCCCAGGTACTGCAAGATGCCGTTGACCAACTCAGTTGAAAGTGCAATTTTTTCCATGAAAACTCTCCGTGTTGTTGCCGCTGTTAGGGCCAGCGGTTTGCCCTTTTTCAATTATGCCGAAGGGGTCAGCCATGGCAAAGGTGGCTGGATAGTGGGTGGGTTGATTTGGTTGTTGATCTGAGCCTGCACAGCGGCCTCTGTAGCGTCTTTGTTGACGCCGTTGGCCCAGCACCAGCCCAAGACCTGATCTTGCGTCAGATCGGCGTATGGCGTGAACGTGCCGCCTTCTGCTGGCAGCGGGAAAGAGCATGTGGAGTACACAGTGCCCGAGTACAGCCCATCAATGCCGGAACAGCGCCAGCCTGCGGTCAGAACGACTTCAGGAGGGGTTGCGGTGGTGGGAGTGGTTTTTAGCCACTCAATAACCCAGTTCGTGGTTGTGGTCATGGTGATTTCCTTTAAGGTTAGATGCCTGCGGCTGCAAGGCGTTTGCGGAGGTCTTGAATTTCTGCCCACATCACAGGGATAAGGGCGCTTGCGTCCATCTGTTGATACACGGGCTTGCCGTCAGCATCAACAGCGTCTTTCTCGCCCGTGTGTGCGTAGGCAGGCACTTCGTGAGCAATGAACATTGGGCGCTCTTGTGTTGCGCCTTTCATCTTGCCCATGTACACGGGAGTTGCATCAATCACTGCGCCGCTGCCAACTACAGGCCCGCTGATGTCTTTGGATCGGTAGTCAGAGGTTACGTTATAAGCAGTTAACCCGCCAGCGCGGTTATATGAAATTGAACCTCGCAAAGAGCCGCCGCCGCCTTCCGTGTAAAATTCTTGAAATAAATTGTCACCGGATGTCGCTTGGCTCCATGCTTGAAAGCAAGCCGTACTTATTGATGCTACCGTGCCAGAAACACGACCAACTGCCGCTAAAGCACATCCCGGCGTAGATGTAGTCGTAGTCCCCACCAGCAAATTCCCGCTGGAGTCAATACGGGCTGCATCCGCTGGTGCTGTACCCGCCACTTGGAAAGCGTCCGTGCTGCCAGCAGTTCCTGCGCCCTTTACTCGGAATGTGCCGTCGGAATCAATGCGGGCTCGGTCTG